AAATTACCTAATGGGTCATAACCTAAAGCTGTAGCACTTGGATTCATGCCTTCAAAGTAAGAATACTCAGGCATAAAACCTGGCATAAAACCACGACCTATTGGTCTAGTTCTTCTTTGTCTAGGCGTGCTATATATATTAGAACTATTTTGATATGGATTATTATATCCACCATAATTAGAATTTATATTATTAAATCTATCTAAATATCCATCAAGTTCTGCTGGATAATCATATCCAGTTCGACCACCTGGTTGAAATCCTGTTCTACCGCCTGAAGCCATAGGTATTTGTTCAGGGTACATTTCATACATTTTTCTTTTACGTTCTTCTTCATCTAATTCCATTTGAGCCATTTGTCTTTCAAACTCTTCTTGTGATGCTATAACGCCTTGTGTACCTGCTCCAACTCCTGCTGCTACTCCACTAGGAGTCATTGCTGCTCCTGCTAAACTTTTCATACCTGCATCAAATCCACCAGGTTGATTAAATAAAGCTTTTCCTGATTCAAATATTGTAGATGTATCTGTAATTCCAGGTGTTAAATTTTGACTAACATTACCAGTTAATGTTCCAAAACCACCAGTAGCTCCTTGACCAAAAGTATCTGTTGCTGCACTTGTTGCTGCATCTACACCAGGAGCTACACCTTGTGCTGCTGTATTTAGAGCTTTAGCTCCCATACCTGCTGTAAGTCCTGATAGTAATGCTTTAGAACCAGAGCCACCTGTTTGTGCATATGTTGCTAAACCAGCTCCTATACCTGTCAAAGCTGCTGTTGATAAACCTGTGCTTGCTAAAAGAGTAGGTCCTAACATTCCACCTAATAATGGTGCTAAAAAAGGTAAGAAAGCTTCAGGTTGTCCTGTTTCTGGATTTACAGTTAAAGGTACAGCAGATGCCAGTCCTTTTACTTCAGCAGGATTAACATGAAGAAGCATAGAATCGCCAAAACGACCTTGAGCTGCTACATTTTTAGTTTGTTGTTGAATGTCCATTATCTATCTTCCTCTTTTGTTTCACAGCCAAACATATTAAAACTCATGTCTACTGCACTTGTATAAACTTTTACTACATCTGTTTGATTTAATGTTATCCCAATTACTATAGTTAGGGAATCGTTTGCTGCTACTGATTTATCGTAATATAAATACTGTTTATCATCTGCACCTGCTCCAGCTACATGAATACTTAATCTAAATGTTATTGCTGAACCTGTTCTATTTGCTGCAACAATAGAACTAACTGTAGTTTGTGTCATATCAGGCACAGTATAAAGTGTAGTAACTGTTGTTGCTGCAGGGTCTAATTGACCTAATACTTTTAAATTATCAGCCACTAGTTATCCCCATTAATAAAAATTGATGTCTCTTAACACTTTTACTTGCTACAACACTTTGCATTTTTTGTAATTTATCTAACTCTATGGCTAAATCTTGTACTGCTTGTTCTATAATTCTTCTTGTAACTGCTTCATCTGTCGTATTATATTCTTGTTGTGCTAAAGGTAGTGCTATTGTTTTAGGATTTGCCATTATCTTTTACCATCTGGTCTTATATCTAATCTTAAATCACCTAGTCTCCAACCATAATCAGCAGATGAATTAGATACTTTGATAGCACATTGCCTGCTTCTTGCTCTGGTATTTGTAAATGTAGAGTCAGGAGTTACTGATACTGTTGATAAGGTAGACAAATCTTGTAATGGATAATCTCTACCTTTAATTGTTATTGTTACATCATCTGTAGTAGATTGTTGGTCCCTAAATTCTATATCAGGTATTATTTTATTTACTGCCATATATTTTTCTCCATCTGGGTCTAAATCAAAATCACTTGATTCAATATATGCAGTAAAGTCACTACCATCATTACTATGTCCTACTTCATGTGCGAACAAGTAGTTATTATTATTTGTACTACTATTTTTACTAGCTGCTATAGGGTTATTTAATATATGAGCTTCATCCCATGCAGTTCTAACAAAATCATCTGTTGTAGTGCCTATAGACCAAACTTGTTCTAAATAGTTATACATTACATATTTATCTACTTCTAAACTATCTCCTGATGGATAGAACCACATAATTTCATTAGCAATGTTATTAACTGCACCAAACACTTTAAATGCTTGACCTTGGTTTAAATCACTTAATACATAGTCTAATACAGTACATGGTAATCTTTGAGCACTACCTGCATATGTATAAAATCCACCATTGTCCATAAAGTAAACTTGATTATTAGCATTAACTGCTGCATTAGGAGATATTAAAGATGGACCATTAGCAACTTCATTAAATGAAAATACAAATGGTGCACCTACAAATCTCATAGAAACTATACCTACATCAGTCCATATAAGTATTTCTTGTCTTGTTCTTAAGGCTCCTATTATTGTAGAACCCATTGATAACTGTACTCCACCAGCTTGATTGGTTGCTGTTGGTGTCCAATCAGTAATACTTTCTGTATCTGAAAATCTAACTAATAAAGGGTCTAAATTAGAAGAGCCTATAGGATTACAACCAAAAGCTATAACGTGCTTGTCTACATCTGATAACATAATTTGAAATGTTTTTGTTGGCACATTGCTAGCACCACCTAAACTTGTAGCATTTACTGCTCTTGTATTGCCACCAGCAGATTCATCCCAATAATAAATACCGCCAGACCTAGGATTTAATATAGCATCATCACCAAAATTATCTATTGACCATAATCTTAACTGATTACTTGATACTAAATTACTTGTAGAACCCCAAGCACCTGCACCCCATGTACCTGCACCCCAACCTGTAGATTGTACATATACATCTAATCCAGAATTTAACTGATAAGCTCCATCTACACCAGAGCCACCATTACCAGTATCACTAGAATTAGCTGTTGCTGTAGCTGTAAATGTATAAGTATTAGCAGTAGGTACTGAATCTATTTGATATTCTTGATTTAAAACTGTAGCTGTTATATTACCGCCTAGACTTACAGCCTGACTAAATGTAACAAAATCTCCTGTAACTGCTCCATGGTCAGTATCAGTTGCAGTTATAGTAGTGCTGCCATCAGTAGCAGAAAAAGTAATAGCATTAGTCGCTGTCTCTCGTATGGGGGTAACATCATTGTAACTATTTCCTTCTAATACATAAAATTTTTGATGTGTTCCTAAAGTAATATAATCTGTACCTACAGAAGCTTTATATGGATATATTTTTCTACAAGTGCCTATAAAACTATTTGTGCTTTGTTTCTCCCATCCACCTATTCTTTCAGGTCTACCTTTTCTAAATCTAACTTTATCTGCATCAAACCAACCACCTTCGTTACTATAATTAGTACCTTCTTTGTTTATACCTGGTTTAAATACATATTTTCTTAATGGCATTATTTATACCTCGTGCCATTCTTTACCTTCAAAAAGTAAAGCTTCTGCTTCTCTTCTTCTGATAAGTCCTTGTAAAACTTTACCGCCTGCTTTATTCCAGCGTTTTATTTGTGCTGGAACATCATCATATTCTTTAGCATTTAATACTTTTAACATAGTAGAAGCTTTTAAATTTGCTGGTCCTAAATTAAATACCCAAGATACTAATGCATCAAATTGATTTTGTTTTAAATCAACAGTTACTGCATCATTTATATAACCTTCATACTCTTCCATTTCATGTAAAAGTAACTTATCTGCTTCTTCCTGGGTAATAGTGTCGCCTTCTTTAACGCCTTTGGTAGAGCCATATCCTATTGTTAAAACTCCTGCTGCACATTTATATGCTTCTAACTCGCAACCTTCAAATTTTTTAATAAGGGATAAACCTTCTTGTGATATGTTCATGCTTTTATTCCTCTTTTGTTGTAGTAACTTTTCTATAATAGACGACAACTTCTTTAAGTTCATTTATGTACCTCTTTAATTCCTGCATATTATATGCCATCAACTCATAATCAGGGACTGACATAGCAACAAATACTAGTTGTCCTTGGTCTTTTTCTACTTGTACTAAAAATTCATCAATGTTTTTATTTGATACTACATACCAATAAGGGTCTTTTAAATCTATTTCCCTTGGCATTATAGGTTGCACTATAGTTCTTTCTATAGGTTTAGATATGACTTCAACCTGTTGTTTACTTGGTATCAGACTGCAACTGCAAGCCATCATCAAGACTGTCGATATTACGACTATCTTCTTCAATGCTATCAAATACATCTTTAGTTCCTTTGTTAATACGAGGTTCAATAAGACCAGGTTTAGCTGATGCTAGTTTAGTTAAATTATGTCGTTTAAATATGTCAAGGTATCTTGACATTTCTTGTTCTATTTCTTGATTACGACTTTGAATTTGTAACAAACTATCTGTTTGCAAAGTAAAATCATTTTGCAATGATTCTATAGCTAATTTTTGTTCTTGGTTTCTTAGTTCAAAAGCTTGATTAAGAGCAGAGAGTTTAGAGTTTTCATTCCATAACAAATAGCTACTTAATACTAAAACTACTATTATTCCAATTAAAACTTTACTCATCATTTCCCCATGTATATACCTGTAATGGTTTAGACTTGCCTTTAACCTCTATTGGTTCTAATAATTTTAACTTAAATTTAGACTTTTTGGCAGTTTCTTCGCCTATTAATGTTCCTACACCTGCAACCTTGGTACTTGATTCTAATCTTGCAGCAACATTACATGGGTCGCCTATAAGAGAAAATGCAAATCTATCAGTCGCTCCAAAGTTACCTGCAATACAAATACCGCTATTAACTCCAATACCTATTGCTATCTCAGGTATACCTTCTTCTTTAAATTTAATATTTAACTGGTCTATGTTTTTTTCTATTTCTTGTGCTGCTTGCAAAGCTAAATTATGATGGTCATCTTGTGGAATTATTGTATTCCAATGAAACATACCTGCATCACCAATAAACTTATCAGTACATCCAAAATATTTATTAGCTGCTTTTACTTGTACATCTAATACATTATTCATAATGTATGTAACCATTTCAGGTTCTACTGATTCAGATAAACTAGTAAATCCTCTAAGGTCTGTAAATATAATACTACAGTCAACTCTATTACCATTTACTTTACAAAGCTCTGGATTATCTTGTAATTTTTTAACCATTCTAGGGTCAAGATATTTACCAAATTGTTTTTTTACTTGTTGTCTTAATTTGTATTGCTCTCTAAATCTAAGATAAAAACCTATAGAAGCTGTAATAAATTGTGATATTAAAGTCCAACTTACATCAATTAAGATTCCACGCTGTATTAGATAGTGTCCAAAAAATATTGTTGAAAAGAATAATAGACTGGTCAATGTTATTCCTGCCGTCATTCCAAAAATATTTATACATAACCAGACAAAAGTTACTGTTATCACTAGAATTAATATTTCAGCAGCTAATGACCAATCAGGTATGTAAGGACTGTCTTGTATTAAGATTGATTCTGCTAATGCTGCTTGTATCTTATGTGGCTCTAATAATCCTATTGGAGTTGCTATCTGTGGCATAACACCATTAGCAGTGACACCAACAAAGACAAACTTTCCTGCTACATTCATTTCTTTTAAATCGGTTTGTGGTGTATCTACCCAACTTATCCACTTACGACCAAGACTGTCTGTTTTAACTGGTGGTATTCCTCTGATTGATATTTCCTCTATACCATTATCATTAGTTTTTATAATGTAAGTTTTAACACCAAACAATGCTTTATAGATTTGTGTGCCAAAAGAAGGAATCCAGTTATTATCTGGAGTGCTTACAAGTAATGGGATTCTGCGAACAAGTTGGTCAACTTCGGTGGGAGCAATGGCTAGACCCTGCAGTGTATTATCTTTTAGAGTGTTCAGGTTTTCCTTAACTCCCATAGATACTATACCACTAACATGACTACCTTTTACAACTGTTCCTGTTGGTTTTGGATAATTACCTTTACCATCTTCAAACATTGCAATAACAGATGGTGCATAACCAAGTGTCTGTGCAAAGACTTCATCTCCCCCCATTCTATCTGCTTGAGGAAAGCTTATAACCCAACCTATTCCTATTGCACCTTGATTAATAAGCTCAACTTGTATTTCTGCTAATCTTCTTCTAGGAAATGGATATCCACCTTCATTTTCTACATCCTGTTCTGTAATGTTTAAAATTACAAAATTACCAGAAGGTTCTTGTTTTTTTACAAATGTATCAAATACTTTTAACTTTAATATTTCTGTTGGTACTGATTGATATAACAAAGGTAAAACTAGTATTATAAGTATTATGAATATTAGTTTTTTCATTAATCGCTTTGCGTAATAGTGATAGTGCTATTACTTCCTCCATTTACTTTAACAATATTAGAAATACCATCTTGTATAAATATAACTGTATAAGATTCACTGCCATCTAAATCTAATCTAACTGATTCATTAACATTTCTTCTTAAACTTATAACATTACCTGTTATTAAAGCTGTTATTTGAGTATCTGGGTCTTTACCTAAAAGTGTGCCTGATAATTGTGTGCTTGTTGCTTGTGCTAAAGCATCTTCATCTTCCGCTATTGCTAAAGCATCTAAAACATTAAGTAAATCTTCTAAATAATTAACATCTAAAAAATTAATATCTAATTCATTAAACTCTAAACTATCTTCTTTAAGATAATCTTCTGCTAAATAATCTATATCTAAATCATTAAAATCTAATATGTTTTCTTTTTTAGTTGTTATTTCTTCTTGTACAATAATTTCTTCTTTAGGTGGTGTAACAATTAACATATTGTCAATCATGTCTAAAGTCAGGTCTAGTATTACTGGTTTACTTGGTGCAGATTCAAATACACTTACTGTTGTTGCTTCGTAAGGTTTATTTAAAGTAACTGAACCCATGGCAGTAACTACTTCTATTTCGCCACTAGAAAGCCCTAAAGCGTCTGGTAGAAGTATTATAAGGCTACGACCTAACTCATCTACTGTAGCTGTAAAATCTGTACCTCTTATAGCTATATTTGCTGTAGGAGTCTTAAGAGATATATTTTGTTTATCTATTTTATTTAGATTGCCTGTAATAAATCTTGCTGTTCCAAGACCAAAAGTAAGAGCCATTTTTGATTTGCTTGGGTCTGCATCAAATATATACTCGTCTATTATTAATTGGGAATGTTCTGTCAAGCTTACTTTACTATCATCTAAAAAAGTAATAGCCATTCTGCCATTAGTCGTGATAGCTTCATCATTGCTTTGTATAGCAAACTTTAAATTTGCATCGTAAGGTTTGTCTCTTACTATTTGTGCTGAACCATTTAATTCAGATATATCTCCAATATCAGCAGCTTGTGCTTGTACCTTGGTCGTTTTGAATAACGCACACAGTAGAACTAGCGTTACCGCCAATTGATATAATTTTAAGCCAGTCATTATCTTGGGTACTCAGTTGTTGGATGTTAAATGTTCTTTGTCCACCAGTATGGTCTAACCAAAAATATCCACCTGCTGAAGCATTAGTACCAGTACCTGTATAATTTACTGTATTATCAGAACCATCTATATCCATGTAGTTTGTAGCACCATCAATATTTATATTTGATGTTACTGTGTTGTTAGAACCTTGAATAATCCAGTCAAGATTAAGAGAAGCTGCTATTGCAGTAGTACCTTGATTTAAAGTAAATGTATTGCTACTACCTGTAACAGCTACATTTTGGTCAGTACCATCTGAACTATATGTATCTGTAGGGTCTACTTGAATAGTAAAAGTATTAGTCCCACCAGTAAAATTATATAAACCTGTAAAGTTATCAGCAAATATATCACCAAGAAATTTATTAGTTGCACCAATCATATTAATATCTAAAGTCATTGTAGTTCCATCTAAATCAAAAGCATTTACACTGCCTGCTGTAGAGTTTAATCCACCAATAATATTAGATATACCTAGTTGTTCTAAATCTATATTAGCTCCAGTACCTGATTGGTCTACATATATTTCGTTATCAGCCGCGTATATTGTCGATGCAGTCATCATCACAACTAGGCTCATCAATTTTAATTTCTTCATGTTTCCAAAAACTCCTGTCGTAACCGACATTAATTAATTCTAATACAGCACTTTCTATAGATTTCATAAGTGCTATTGTTGTTGATTCATTGCGAGAATTACCTAACTCAATTTCTACAAGCTCTGTTCCCATTTCAATAAATCTAAATACATCTTCTGATTTACCATAACTAAATATAGTTTTTTCAGTCATTACTTCTATCAGTATTTCTCCTGTAGCTACTGACACCATGCGTAAGGTTACTGCTACACTATCTTCTCTATATTGAATACTAGAACTAATACCTAAATATCTAGCTCCTATACCGCCTGTAGCAAGATTGCTTTCATAAGAAATTACAGCACCTTCGATTAATACTCCAGCAAATAACAATGGTCTTAAAACTTTTTTCTTATCTTCTTCTGAAGATGATTGTTCTCTTGCTGACCTTATAAGTTGTCTTTCTTTTGTAAGATTATCTAATCCAACTCTTTCAACAACTGTAAAAAAATCACCATTACCTGCGTGTTTTAAAGCTCTAATAAGCAATGCATTTGGTTGTTGAGTTATAGCTGTACTAAACAAAGCAAACTCACTGTTACTTTTTCTTTGTCCTGTTTGGTCTGTAAAAGATGAGGGATAAACAGCAACTACTGGTTTTATTATAGGTTTTAAAACACTAGCTAACTCTATTGATTGTAATTCAGATATTTGAACTATATCTTTTGACTTAAATCTTTGTTCGTATGTATCTTCATATTGGTTAAATATAGAACAACTAGAAAGTAAAAGTACCAATAGGAATCGTAATTTCAGTAATTGTTCCATCTGCTTCCGTTATTTTAAGAGTTAATGTTACACCATCACTTGTGTATTCTATGGTGTTGCCTTCTAGAGTTATAGTGCCTGAAGAAGAAGGGGTTTCTCCAAATAAATTGTTTACAAGTTGTCTTGATAGTTCTGCATATACTCTTGATTCAAGATTACGCATAAAACGAGCAAGCGTAGAGTTTTCTTTTTCTCTTTCTATTTCATCTTGTAATGCTTTAATTTCTTCTTTAATAGTTAGCTTGCGACTAAATTCTTGGTTTTCTATAGTTAAATAATGACTAGAAGTATTAATACCACTAAAACTAGGTGATTTAAATTTATGAACTATTTGGTCTGCTTTAACATTTTGTGCAATTATAAAAGCAAAAATTATTAAACCCATTAATAAAAACCATGCACCTGCTTTGGTTTTAGTAATTTCTTCTTGTCTTATTTGTTCTTTAGTAAGTTTTCTTTTTTTATAACTTGCAGTCATTAATCCTTCCTCTGGTCGTCTCTATCAGCTTTTGCTAATCTATCAGTATGCATTAGCTGTGGTACTCCAAGTATAGTCTTGAGAAGCGTATCTTGTCTAATTATCTCATTGTCTACTGACCTAACTCTATCTATAAGAGCTACTAGTATTCCGTGTTGTGAATCTAGTTTTTGACCTAATCGTTGTTCTATTTCAGATATTTGTGCAGAAACTTTTTCATCAAGCACATCTACTTTTGTTTCCATGCCATCAATAATTTTATTAATTAACTTCCAGATAAATAAACCTAATCCTATAGCTGCTGCTATTGGAAAACCAACTTCATTAATTAATTGAACTACAGAATCCATTATTCTACTGGTGTAAACTTACCAAGTTCTATTAGTTTATCTCTATTAACTAAATGTTCTGCTTCTATGTCATCTTTGCTTTGACCAAAGTAAGCTACTGCTAAGTATTCATTTATCATAGACTGGTTAATATTTATTCCATCTACGACAACATTACCTAAAACTCTACCAAATTTGCCTTTTGAATCTTTTAATTTAGTTTCAATAATAACTTTTTTACCTTTTTTAACAGCATTTTTTAAAAATGCACCAGCTAATTTACCTCTAACTTTTTCATCTTTGTTTCTAGTTCTACTTTCTGGGGTATCAATACCATAAAGACGAACTCTAGAACGATATAAAATATCAAAGCCAAGGTCCAAAACAACATCAATAGTATCACCATCAACAACTCTATCGACTTTACAACTATATTCATACATTATCTGTAGCTCCTTGTTTTTTTAGCTATTTTTTTTGGTTGCTTTACAAACTGTTTACCAGCTTTGTTACCTTTTGCTTTAGCTCTATTGGTTGCAGCTTTTTCACTTTTTGTTAAAGATTTCCATGCTGCGTCAGGTAAATATCTTTTTTTACCTTTGCTTGGTTTGCCACTAGAGGTACGCCACTTTTGTTTACCCCAATCTTTTAATGACCTTTGAGATTTTTTTAATGGCATTATTTTTCCTCTAATTGTTCACTATATAAATTATTAAATGTTGTTAATGGGTCAAGATAACTCTCGTGACCTTCTGCTGAATGTATGTGTTGTGATGGAGCAAAATCTGGTGGACCTTCTCCTGTAACCCATAAAGCAGGACTTGTAGCCCTAACTCTATTATTTGGTAAAGCAACTATATTACCTTTCCATTCACAATCTTCTGTAATGTATATGACATGAGATTGTTTATGTTGAGCAGGACAATCAGCTATAGAGTTTCCTGTGTAATCAACTGTAAATAAATATTTGCCTTGATAAAATTTATTATTAATTTTGCATACCCAAGGACTACTACTTACTCTGTCCATAACTACAACAGAATGATTGCGTGCTTCACAGTCCCAAGGTTGAGCTAAATGGTCCTCCATAGGCTTTGCCCACTCTGCAACAGGAATATCTGCTACAAGAGCTTGTATAGGCATCCTAGCCCACATTGCACCGCCATGTATATTAGATTCATCATCCTCTGCTTCACATCCAGTAAAAACTACTTGAAAACTTAATGACCTATCTGGAATAGTATTAACAGCTATTGCTAATGCGTGTAGGTATTCTCCATGACCATGCTGATGATTAGTAGTAAATTCTTTCCTAACCCAACATTTAAAATGCGGTATGTTACTAATAAGATAGGACACTATTTATATCCACCACCTGCTTTTTTATAAGCTTTAGCTACCATTTGTGCTTTACGAGCAGACCATTGACCAGGTTTGCCACCTTTACTTCCAGCTTTTATTCTATTAAATATATTTTTACGCATACTTGGTTTAGTATAATTGCCAGCTTTATTAACTGTTGATTTTTTTGCTCTACTCATTATATAAACTTAGCTAAAAATACAACGCCTACAATAAAAGGATAGACAGCCCAAATCATATTATCTAACTTATCAAATCTTTTTGAGCCATCTTCTAATCTTTTATCAATACTTTTGTACAAAGCTTTACATTCTTTTTCGTGAGAC